GCCCTACACCATTCGTAAAGTCCCAAGAAAAAACTGTTATTCGGTTAAGAAAGCCAAGGGAAAGAAGAGACGCACATTATCTCGATGCACAACAATAAAAAAGGCCAAGGCGCAAATCAGGTTGTTGAATGCGATTGACCATAATCCGAACTTTGTTCCTAGGAGATAAAAAAAAACATTTTATAAAATGTTTTGTTTTATATTCGTTAGTTTAAATTAATCAAAGGTTAAATACAAGGTTTATACAAATTTTTATTATTTTTTTATCTTCTTAGTGCAAATGATTCTTCTGTAAGTTTGCATATTTTGCAATAGCTAGTCGTGCAATTCCAGTGGCATGGATAATCATAATCCAAGTGGTCAGACATGCATTTGTGGCTGCAATATTCTTTACCAAATTCCATGTCGGCGGACCCACATCCATGGCATCGTCTCAACAATTCAAATGCATCTGATGCCGATATGTTTAATGCATTTTTATATATCTCTATCCGGTTTATGTGACTATTGTTGTATAATTCAAATTCAGAATTATTGTTTAATAATTCATAATTATTGTTGTATTCAGAATTAATCACATTGGTTGGTTGCGATTCAGGATAATATTCTGAATCATAAGCTTTGCTCAAGTCTTCGTCTAGTTGTTCGAGATGTGGTGTAGGTATAAACAACGGATCATCCAAAGGTAAATTCATTATTTCGAAAAGTTTATTTACGTCATGTTGATATGAGCCACAGATTAATTCATATCTGTCTATCTCGCAGGTGTCGCGAGTTACTTTTAATGGAGCCCAGGGAGCACTTTCCCAGTTTTGTACGATTTTGTTCAAGTCAATTGGAGTAGAGTTCATTTTTTCACGTTATAAATCATATGTATATATATTAAACGCAATTGGTTAAAATGCAAAAAAAGATTTCAATTTTATAAAAAGCCTTTACAAAAATAGATACAAAGATTCAGTACATATATTATATTATGTCCGACGATAAAGACTTTATTTTTTTAATTAATAAAATGTTGATTCACATCCCAGATAATGACAAATTAAAGTTTAAACTGCAAAAGTGGTTTGACAAATATTTATATACGGCACCTGAAAAAACCGAGGAAATATGGAATCATGTCCATCATGATATTATGAGTCGTTTTGACAATACAAGTGCTCTCGATTTGCCAGATTGGGCTTTAACCATATTGAATATTTGGGCGAACAATGAATGAGTTTAGCTATTAACACGCATTATGTCTTGAACCAAATTAACAATATCCAAATAATAGTCCATTGATGCAGTAATGAAATCGCCTTGGTAATAATCGGCGCGTTTCAATATATTGTTTGTGTCATACGCAACGTACAAGCCAAAAATGCCGATTCCCGCACCGGAAAGCCATTTCTGATATTCACTTCCTTTACCAGAAATATATCCCATAATGCGGAAACTTAAGAGAGTAAGAAGAGCGTAAAACAACCCTTTTCCTACCCGGTATCCAAGAACTGGAACCAAGGCACCAACAACAAACATAATGGCGAATACGCCCATAGCGCCTAAAATGCCATTGCGGATTATTTCTTCGCCGTATTTCTTTTTATATCTGGCACAAAGCCTACCAAATACATACGAAAATAGAACAAACACGAAAAATTTAGCCCAGTATGGCAAATTGGTTCCTGCAATCACAAGCAATAATCCAATGGAACCAAAGAAATAAACCCATTTGTTTTCCGGAACTGGATAATGTTCCATGACATAATATGTTATGGCAAGTTGAACGAGTAAATTGGTAAAAATCTTTGCCAAAAACCCACTGTTTTTTACAATCAAAGTCGCAATGTCGGGCGAACCGCCTTTTTGGCCAACGCCTTTTGAAAATATCGATGAAAGAACCATTATATTATATATTTGTATTTTAACAAATATATAAATACATTCACAAACCTATACAATGAACCCCATCAGCGAAGAACAGGCGATTGTTCTGAAACACATTAAAGCAGGAAATAATGCGGTTGTTAATGCAGTGGCCGGTTCCGGTAAATCCACCACCGTTCTCTCTATTGCCGCCGCCATGAAATCATCCAAAATAATCCAATTCACTTACAATTCGATGTTGCGTTACGAAATCAAAGAGAAAACCGAGGCACTCGGAATCACCAATCTGGATGTTCATACTTACCACAGTATGGCCGTCAAGTATTATAATGCCGGTGCATATACTGACACTGGTATCCGCCACATATTGGCCAAAAAGTTGGATCCGCGCATCCGTATTCCCAAGAAGGATATTGTTGTCATTGACGAGGCCCAGGATATGACTTTTCTCTACTTCCAGCTCGTCGTCAAATTCACCATGGATATGAACCATCCATTCCAGCTCATCATTCTCGGCGATTTTATGCAAGGTCTCTACGAATTCAAGGGCGCCGATACCCGTTTTCTCACGCTTGCCGACCAATTCTGGTGCCATCATCCCCGCATAAAATCCACTGTGTTCAACTCTTGTTCCTTGAACACTTCTTACCGCATCACTGACCAAATGTCTTCCTTCATCAATGAAGTGTTGTTGGGCGATGACCGCCTTCGCACATGTAGAGAAGGCCCGGTGCCGGTTTTTTATTTACGCAATAGTCGGCGGAACCTGGAGAACACAGTGGTCTATCATATCAACCAATTATTGTCGTCGGGGGCTATGCCGAGTGACATTTTCATCCTTGGTGCATCCGTCAAAGGGCCCAATAGTCAGATTCGCAAAATGGAGAATATTCTGGTGAGTCAGGGGATTCCATGCCATGTCCCGATGTTTGAATCCGACAATGTAGATGAAAAAATCATCCAGAAGAAGGTGGTTTTCTGCACATTCCATAGTGTAAAGGGGCGACAGAGAAAATACGTTTTTGTGATGGGATTTGACCAAGGGTATATGCGATTTTATGGGAAGGATTTGGACCAGGACTTGTGTCCCAGCACACTTTATGTGGCTTGCACAAGAGCTACACACGGACTATTTTTATTGGAGCGCAACGAGTTTGATACCGACAAACCGTTGGAGTTCTTGAAGAAGACGCAGTCGGAAATCAAGCGGATGAAGGGTGTGGAGTTCAAAGGCACGCCTTATTTTCCCGTCTATGAGATTCCAGAGAAAGTTGCGGAAGATGCGGTGAAACATTTCATCACGCCCACTGATTTGATAAAATTCATTCCGGAGACGGTCCTGGAAGAAATCACACCGTATTTGAACCAAATGTTTTCTATCGTAAGACAGAAAGGTGTAGAGATAGACATTCCAACAGTTTTGGAGACGGAGCAGGGGTATTTTGAGGAGGTGAGTGATTTGAATGGACTCGCAATCCCCGCAATGTATTACGATTTCTTGAACAGTATTTGGGAAGAGGGTGCAACCAACGTTTTGTACCAGAACATTTTGATTATTTTGGACGAATTTAAAGACCACGAGCACAAGTTTTTGAAAGAGGTTGCGAGCAAATTGCCTGCCAACTTTACAAAACCCGCGGACTATCTTTTCTTGGCCAACGTTTATACTGCGTTTCAAGAGAAACTGTATTTCAAATTGAAACAGATTGGCGACCACGAATATAACTGGATTACCGACGCAATGATGGAACGCGCCAAAGTTAGATTGGAGAAAACGGTGGGACAAGAATGCAAAGACAGCAAACCATTAATAGAGAAAACGATTATCCACCAGTCGCAAGAAATGGAACATGAGGTGATTGATAATTATTTGCAGGAGTATTTTGAGGATGGAATACATTTTCGATTTACGGCGCGGACCGATTTGATTACTTCCGACACCGTTTGGGAAATCAAGTGTGTGAGAGAAATCACGATGGACCACCAATTGCAGGTGGTTATTTACGCTTGGCTCTACAAGTTGCTAGGGTATCCGGAGAAGAAATTCAAAATATTTAATATCCGAACCAATGAGATTCAAGAATTAAATGCGGATATGGAGGAACTGGATTTCATAGTGATTTCTCTGTTGCAGGGGAAATATGAACGGGCGACTAAATTGTCGGATGAGGAGTTCTTGGAAGGGAATCGACGTGTTTTTTAACGTCTCTTGTATTTTCTCTGTTTTTTTGTCCTGCGGTTGTTTCTTCTTCGATGTTTTCTGCGTTTGGATTTTTTGCCACCGACAGAAGCAACCGCAGGAACAGTGGAATTATCAGTAGTAGCAGAAGGAGCAGTAGGAGGAGCAGTAGGAGGAGCAGGAGTAGCAGCAGGACCAGGAACAGTAGGACATTTTTTTGGGGGGATATCCGATAGTTCTTCTATTCTAGTTTTGTCGAGACAATGTGGTTTTGGTAAATTGTTTTGATCAATGCATACAGATTCAGGTTTAATCTGTGCCTCAATTTTCGTACTAATAGTAGGTACTAGTATATTTCTTATTTTAATTAGATCGTCTGAACTATAAGTAAATAATTTTTTCTCTAAATCTTTTACATCCAAACTAAAATCCAAACCAAAATCTGACCTCAATTTTTCAACTGTTTCTATATCTTGTTTATCATTACATGTTTTTTTAAAAACAGTTATAACTTTTGCTATCTTAATTCGGTTTTCGATATCCTTATTAGTGCTTATGCCATTATTCATTATATTTTATTGTTATATTTTATCTCTATTAACCTCCTAAAAAATGTCAGAAACGCATTTACATCTCTTGATTGCCGGTAAAAAATTGTATCCCGTAGAAAATGCGACTTCGCGTTTGCTCCGAATAAAATTCAATGCATCTTGAACTTCATTTATAATGCCATATTTCAACAAATAGCACGCGATAACCGAAGCGCTTCTCTGTATGCCCATTGCACAATGAACAATTACTGGTGTAAAGTTAGTAACTTGTTCATGAATTTTTTCCAGCACTTTGTACGTTTCCAATTGAGACAAGAATTTCCCATTTTCTCTCGGGTCGTCATGAAATTTCAAATACAACACATTGCTAGATTCTGGATAATTTATATCAACTTCGGGACAGCAGTTAATTATGAGCGAATATGAGCGTGATTCATATACAAATCCAGCATCGCCTAAATACAAGTAGGGAATAATTTCGTTGGAGTGTTCCATATAAATAGATATAAATGGTATTCCGCCCTTATAATCCCATACTAAGGGAAGGGGTCATTAAGCCGTCGGCTTCGCCTTAGGGGAAACCGTAGGTTTCCCCTAGGTTTCCCCTAACTTATTAAAAAACATTTTAACCCCATCTCCAATTGATTTAAGTGCGTCTTCTGCCGTATCTAGGAACGCAGGTTGTCTATAAAATTGTTGCATTAATTCTTGGTTCAAACACAGTTGCATCACACGTTTCGCGACTTTCTCTACATTATGTTCGTTCAAAAACAGAATGCGGTCCTTATTAAAAATCCGTTGGTCGATTTCGTCTAAGTTGCCGAAATAGATGGGAATCGCCCCGGCAAGACAACAGTTCATCAATTTCTCTGTGATGTATCCCGGATGACACTCACCAAAATTCTCGGAACAAATGTTGAAAATAAATTGTTTCATATACTCGGGTGTTCCAATTCGATCCACTTCTTCGCTCGAACAATTGTTCGCTAATTTACCCGGACAAACCACATGCATATATTTGGACAGTTCGTTCATAATGGGCAATCGTGTATTCCCATGGTCGTGCCTACTTATCAAGGTGCATAATTGTTTGTCTTCCAATCGGGTTGTAGAGATAAAGGCATTGGCCCTTTTAAAGTCGATGGTTTTATTGTAATAAATCGGGTATTTTATCCATTTACCAGGTTTGTTGGCGATGGAGCCAATTGCGTAGTCGTACATATTCTCTGCAAAAATCTTGTCGAAAACCTGCGAAAATGTAAATTTGCCGATGGGTTCGCCTACGTAAAGTATTTTGGGGCCTTTGAAATCCAGTATCATCGGTATGTCTGTCGGTTGAACAAAATTGCCAATGACCATAACATTGGAGTCGTGAATATCAAATACGATTTTGTCTTCTGGATGAGAGAAATGTTGGGAAAGTATGTTTGTTGTTGGAAATTGGGGGTTTCCATATTCAAACCCAATGTGAAATAGGCGGACGGGCATTAACTAATCGTAGAGAAAATCTTTATATTTTTCTCTACGACTTATATAAATGAAATTATTGGAATATACGTTATTGACTATTGCAGTGGCGTTCATCATCCAGTTTTGGGTGCTGAGTGCGATCACTTCGGATAAACCTCAGCCAACTGTGGGCAAATTTTATTTGTCGATGGTCTCTGCATTCATTATGGGGATTTTAGAAGTAATGATTTACGACACCTATAAAAGCACAGTATCATTGTTTTTCTACTTGGTTTTGGGTCTTTCTCTCTACATGATGATTTATTTTTTCAGAAATTCGTGGTGGGTCAATGATGCGGATTATATGAAGCAAATGTTGGAGTCACATTCAAGAGAAATGGTTTTATCACAGATGGTTTTAAAGAAAACTGAAAATATTCATGTGCGTACAATTGCATCGAATGTGGTAAATCGCAGGAAGAAAGATATTGACGTGCTTGCAAAAATGTTGGATGATGCAGAGAAAGAAGTGAAAGCGCCGATAACCAAGACAAATGTGTTCAATTACATGAATGTGGGACGTAGAGATCCGCCAACAAAGGAAGAGTTTGCAGAGAAAAAGTGTATTTAAAGGAGGGGTCATAGGGCGGAAGCTTCGCTGAATAACTACGTTCCCCTAGAAGAACCCAAATATATTTGGTAACCAAGCACGAATTCCAGTTTTTGCTTGTGCTTTTTCAGGTGATTTTGATTGTGCTTTTACTGTTGCAGGTGCAGGTGCAGGTGTTTTTGCTTGTGCTTTTACTGGTGAAGGTGAAGAAGGTGCAATAGTTGGAATATTATGTTCTTTAATTCCAAAATTGTTACTTGCATTGAATGTATATATGTCTATAAGAATCGGGTTATTAAAAATATTGTCTTCGCTAAAACCACTATGTGGCACTGATGTATGTAAGGGATATAAATATATTTTAGTATTTGCTCCAGGTTTCAATATTCCTGGAAATTCTGTTTTATCTTTTTGCGCATTTAAAAACAGTGCGGTATATAGTAATATATAATTGATTCTCGTAACAAATAGATTTACAGAATTTATAGTATGAATTTTGAATACTTCTTCAACTAAGTCATCAACATCAAAATGCTGTTGAGTCCATCCAGGCCCAGAATATAGTGTAAGTGATTTTCTAAAATTATCTCTTAAATCAATATACATATCATCACCAATACCCAAAAATGGTTTTTGCAATAAATCGTACCCCCATGTTATAGTGCCATTTTTGTTACCATATAAACATTGTGTTCTAAACCAATAATACAATAATGCAGTTCCAGTTCGTCCAAATCCAGCAAGGCAGTGTATGAGTGTGGGTGATTCCCAGACTTTATGACTAATTAAAATATTAAAATTATCTAAACTACCTGGGGTCATATCTTTGAGCTCATTCGCAATAAATTTTCCACGAAGTTTGGTCCAAACACTTTTTTGTGATACAGCATTTGGTTCATAATACCCATTTTTTTCGCAACATCTTATATGGACAACGTCTCGTGTTTTGTCACAATCTTGAAATGATATAATTGTTCTGATTCCGATTGTTTCATAAAAATATTGATACAATCTTGGAATATTTTTGTTTATTGGCAATGAACTGCCGTATATTTTCGTTTTGGCTGGATCATTTAGTGTGAGAACAGTCAATGTATTCCAACCATCTTTAAAGAATTTGCCACCGCCTTTTACCAATTTTTTGTATTTTCTTTGAACTGTACCGTGTTTTTTACGGGGCTTTGACTGTTTTTTTCGTGTGCCTTTACCGGTATCTGTATCATTTTCAAGTATGGTTGCATTATTCAAATTAACATCTTCTTTGTAAATATTGTTTTGAAAAAAAATGTCCCATAAATCGGATAATTCTGTTATTTCAGGATTGTCAATCTGTTTTTCTAACCAGTGTTCTAAACTATTATCCTCAATATATTTGAAACCTTCATCATAATTTTTTGTTTTTAACACTGCAAATATATCATTTTCTTCCAATTCTACTTTGGACATATATATAAATTAATGACATAATTTTAATTTTACTTTAAATTTGAATATTTAAAGTAAAAACGCTTCATATAGGACTTGAACCTATGATCTCTCGGTTAACAGCCGAGTGCTTTACCTACTAAGCTAATGAAGCCAAAAAATGTTCCTCACTGCTGTAATCGAAACAGCGACAACCTGATTACTTTGACATCTACAGTCAGGTACTCTACCACTGAGTTAAGCGAGGATAAGTCCATTGAACAGCTATTAAGCTTTTGCACGGACATGGAGGATGGGGGTCATAGGCGAACTACGTTCGCCTAACCTTTTTCGTTCTCTAATACTGGATTCGTTGAATCAAATCATAGTTGGAGTAGGATGATATTTAAGAAAAGAATGAAAACATTTGAACACACACTGGGTTTTTTTTCTAAACCCGCTGAATAATTCAATGTGCCCAATCTGGTTTCCCCAATATATAATTATATTTTTTCTTTATATTTATTTTTCGGTTAAAGTATTTTATAAAGCCATTTTCTCAAAGTTTTGATT